GGGCGGGCGCGCCCAGGCGGACACGGTGGAGTGGCGCGAGGTCTGGGCCTGGGTGCCCGCGGCACTGCTCAACGGGGCGGCGGACGGGGCGGCGGACGGGGCGGCTCCGGACGGTGGCGCCCCGGAGACGGATCCGGAATGGGTGTCGGTGGCGGCCTACTTTGCGGGCGGCGAGCCGGTGGCGTGGCATTCCGATCCGGGGCCGCGGCCATATGCGCGCTTCATCTGGGATCGCGACCGCACGCTCGCGCATCCGCAGGGAATCTACGACGCAATGGAGGACACGCAGGAGTGCCTGACGGGGGCGGTCCGCACGTGGCTTGCAAACCTGCGGCTGGCCTCGCGGATCCTGTTGGCGGGGCACCGCGACCAGTTGCGCCAAGATCCGGAGAAAATCCGGAACGGCATCGAGTGGATCGACCTGGATCCGGACACGCGCGACGTGCGCGAGGCCGTCCAGCAGCTCGCCATCCAGCCGATGACCGCGGGAATGGTCGAGGCCGTCGAGATGCTGCTGACGTTCGCCGACCTGGAGAGCAACATCCCGCGCATCCTTCAGGGGCAGGCGCCGCAGGCCGATCAGACCGCGTTCGAGATCCGCAACCGCCTCATGGCGGCGGGCAAGTACCTTGGTGAGGTTGTGCGGCGGCACGACGCGGCGATCGTCTGGGTGGTGGGCTGGGTGCTCTACATCATGGCGCTCTTGGGCGAGATCAAGCACGAGGCCATCGTTGAGGTGCAGGCGCTGGGGTTCGCCACCTATTCCGACCTGGTGCAGAAGATCGACGGGCTCATCCGGCTGTTGGGCCTGGGGGCGCAGCATCCCGAGGTGCAGGGCGTCCTCGCGACGGAATGGATCGCGCGGCAGATCGCCGAGGCCGAGGACATCGACACCGGGAAGGCGTTCCTCCCCGCGGAGGAGCGGCAGGCGCGTCAGGAGGCCCAGGCCCAGAGCGAGGAGCGGCAGTTGGCCCTGGCCGAGGCGCAGGCGCGCACCGAGGGGCTGCGGGCAAAGGCGGCGCGCGACGCGGCCGCGGCCGAGGACTACCGCGGGCGCGGCCAGCTCGGGCGGGCGAAGTTCATCAAGGATGTCGAGGATGAGGCGAAGGGAGCGGCACATGGCGGCAGGCAGGAAAAAGCGGGCGGAGAGTCCGGCGCCGGCGGCGCCGGAGCGGCAACAACCGGCGGCGCGCCAGGCGCCTGAGCCGGCGGCGGAAGCGGCGCGGAGCCTGCGGACCGGCCGCGTCGGCCGCGTCGGGAGGCGTGAACGATGAGCGCCATCGAGATCGCCGGGACGCGGCTGGTGCAGTTCGCGGGCGACGGACTCGCGCGCATGGCCGATGTGCTGGAGACGGCAGCGGGCGTCATGCCCAGGCACGGCGACACGCCGGGCGACATCCGCACATTCAAACTTGTCTGCGGCTGCAACTACCAGCGGATCGCGGAGGCGGCGGCGGAGTTGCGGCGGCGCGTCGAGGACGCGATGGGCGCACAAGGATACTGGGACACCGCGGCGGCGCGCATCGAGGAGATTTTCAGGCAGGCTTGTCCGGACGCGGATCCGGGGGCGACGCTGGCCGACCTCTACGCGGCCGGCGAGACGGGCGAGGTGGACACGCTCTCCGGCGGCCCCTCCATGGGCGCGGCCTTCCGGCAGGCGGCGGCGGAGGAGCGCGCGGCGCATCCGATGCTCAACATGGCCATCCGGGCGCGACAGGAGGCGATGGCGCGGGCGCGGCGCGCGATGCAGGAGCCCGTGGCGGTGCGCGTGGCCCTGGTCCGATGGGATCGCGCGCCCTGCGGGCTCTCGGGTGGCTATCTGCGAGAGCTGGCCTGGATGTTCGAGGGACTCCCGACGGCGTTGCGCGATCTGGCCGGTGCGCGGGACGCGGCTTTGCTCCCAGAGGGGATTGACGCGGCGGAGCCCGGCATCGTACAAGAGAAGCTGGACGGCGGATCATGCGCGCAGGCGACTATCTGACAAGCGAGGAGATGCACGGCGCGGCGGAGGCGCTCTCGACGGGCGCGGGCGCGGCGCTGCTGGCCGCGTGCCGGCGCGAGCGCGCGCGGGTGCTCGCGGCGCTGGCGGCCGAGGCGCGCATCGGCACGGAGCGGATCGAGGACGACATCCGCTTCCAGCTCGGCGTGGCGCGCGGGCTGGAGTTCGCGGGCCGGGTGCGCGAGTGCGCGCGCCGCGAGCTGGGACTGCCGGCCGACGGGGAGTGACGATGACGATCAACCACGGAGTTGCCATGAGCGACCTCAACCAGGGACACGGTTGCCATGAGCGACGAAGACATCCGGGCGGAAGGACAGGACGGCGCGGCTGACGGCGGCGGCGGGGGCGATAGCGGCGCCTTGGACGACGGCGAGGACGACGGCGAGGCCGCGGTCTTCTCGGAGCTCTCGGGCGAGCGGGCCAAAGGCACGCGGTTCGATGCGATGACCGAGGGCAAGTCCGATGGCGTTGGCGTGGGCGACGGCGCAGGCGATGGCAAACCCGCTGGCGAGGGCGCGGGCGATGGCAAACCCGCTGGCGAGGGCGCGGGCGGCGGCAAGCCCGCTGGCGAGGGCGCGGGCGACGGCAAACCCGCTGGCGAGGGCGCGGGCGACGGCAAACCCGCTGGCGAGGGCGCGGGCGGCGGCAAGCCCGCTGGCGAGGGCGCGGGTAAGGGCGCGTTCGACGCGACGGCGTTCGCGGGATCGGTGGCCGAGGCGCGCGAGGCGCTCGTAACGGAGCTCGGCGACCTGGAGGTGGCCGCGGCGGCGGACGGCGAGCCGGCCGTCACCTTCAAGGATCTGGCCAAGGAGTATCCCGCGATCACCAACGCGATGGTGGCCGTGGTGCAGCGGCTGACGGCGCCCCTGCGCGCGCAGTACGAGGCGGCGGGGGCGGCGGCGGGGCGCGAGCAGCTCATCGGCGAGGTCGAGGAGCAGGTTCCCGGCGCGCGCGCGATCGCCGACTCGCGGGAGTTCGGCGCGTGGTACGGCTCCCAACCGGAGGCCGTGAAGGCGCTGGGCACGGTGCCGGACGCCAAGGCGGCCGCGAAACTCCTGCGCCTCTACCTGGCCGAGCATCCCGAAGCGGGCAAGGGCGGCACGGGCGCGGACGGGCGGCGCGGGCGGCTGGGCATCCTGGCGGCCGGCGGCGCGGCGCGCGGAAACGCGCGCATCGAGCGCGGCGCGGCGCGCATCGAGCGCGCGGGCGAGTCGGAGCTGGTGGACGAGGACGAGGCGGAGGAACTGTTCAATGAGCTTGTGCGCGAGCGCAGAAGCGGCAAGGCCGGCGTCTGATGCGGCCTTCGAGCTGCCCGTGGCCCGGACGACGCACCGCTGCCCGCACTGCCGGACGCCGGTGTTCGTCGGCAAGCTCGGGCCGGGCACGGTCATCGAGATCCAGTGCCGGCGCAAACACTGCCGCGGATACGTGCGTCCGTTCCACATCGTGGTCATGTAGCCGGCGCGGGCGCGCCGGCGGCGACAATCTTCAGCGACCCCGGAGTTGCGGATGGGACAACCAAGGCGCGGTAGCCGCGCCGGAGGGGTGCTGAGATGGAGACGAAGGTAAGCTATGGCGAGATCGCCCCGCGCGTGGGCGTGAAGGCCGTGCTGCGGCTGCTCGAGAACGCGCTGCCGCGCATGGTGATGCAACGGTTCGGGCAGGTGACGACCCTCCCGAAGAAGCGCGGCGACACGGTCAAGTGGCGCCGCTACGAGCGCTTCGCCGCGGCCATGGCGCCGCTGGCGGAGGGAGTTCCGCCCACGGCCCAGCCGCTGCGGGCGCGCGACTACACGGCCACGCTGCAGCAGTTCGGCGCGGTCGTGAAGCTCACCGACAAGGCGGTGGACCTCCACGAGGACAACCCGCTCGACGTGGCGGTGCGCCACTGCTCGGACCAGTTCGCGGAGACGGAGGAGCGCCTCACGATCGAGCTCTGCAAGGCCTCGGCCAACCGCTACTACGCCGGCGGCGTGCTGGGGCGCACGACCGTCGTGTCCAAGGTCACGCGCGGCGACTTCCGCCGGGTGGCGCGCGGCTTCGCGCGCGCGAACGTCGCCAAGATCAACCGCATGATCGCGCCGAGCCCGGACGCGAACACCTGGGGCATTGAGGAGACCTACTTCGCCATCGGCCACACCGACCTGGAGGCTGACGTCCGTTCCTGCACGGGGTTCACCCCGTACTCCGAATACGGTGAGCCCAACCGCAAGGTCGAGGGCGAGGTGGGCGCGGTCGAGAGCTTCCGCGTGGTGCTCTCCAACCTGGTCGAGCCCTACCTCAAGGGTGGCGGCGACTCGGCCGACATGCTCTCGGACGGGGCGTCCCCGTCGGGCGCGGTGAAGTGCGACGTCTACCCGATCCTCTGCCTGGGCAAGGACGCCTACGGCGTGGTGCGCCTGCAGGGCGTCAAGGCGGCGCAGATCAGCGTGCTCCAGCCCAACGTGCCGCGCTACGGCGACGAGCTGGGGCAGAACGGCAGCGTGGGCTGGAAGTTCTGGTGGGCCGGCTGCATCCTCTTCGAAGACGCGCTGGCCGTGCTGGAGGTCGCCGCGACGGCCAATCCCACCTAACCGCGGGCCGCGCAGTCCCGCGCCCGGGTGGGCGCGGGAACGGCGGCCGCACAAACCGACGATCGAGAGGAGCAGAGCATCATGCAGCGAATCACGGGAATCTACCGGGGCCTGGGAACGGGCGCCGTCAAGATCGCTCTGGGGTTCATTCCCCATGAGATCCACATCACGCGCCTCGGGCAGGCGGTCGCGACCGCCTTCGAGGTGTTCTGGAACGCCGACATGCTGCGCGCCGCGCTGGCGCGCAACGGCGGCCTGGCGCGCAGCAACGCCACCACCTGGGTGGGCCTGGCCGACACGGCCGGGATCAAGCCCTACCTCGGCGGCGACACCGTGGCGGCAGCATCCCTGGCCGGCCAGATCCACCGCGACACGGTGGCGGCCTACCGGGGGAACCTCAAGGGGACCATCGGGCGCTGGACGCTCGACACGGCGGCGAACCGCACGGGCCACTTCGACGCCGGCCTGGCGACGTCCTACTGCGGCGTCGGCAGCCGGGTAGTGATCGTGGCCGACAGCAACGGGCGCACCTACGAGGTCAATGTCGCGGCGCTCACCAACGACGGCGACGCGGCCAACGAGGTCACGCTCGACCAGGCGGTCCCCAGCGGCCGGGTGGTGCATGTCGGGGGCGCGTGGGACTTTGTCCCCGCTCCCGCCGGCACGATCCTGCCCGCGGGCATCGAGATCACCGACGTGACCTACGCGAATGTAGCCGACAACGACTTCGCGCTGGTCGCCATCGGCTGACGATGGCGCGCGCGCGAGCCGCCCATGAGCGGCCTCTCCACATGAACCCGGAGGCACAGACGCTCATGAGCGACGAAATCAAGGTGGCGAAGAACGGCAAGCCGTGGCGGACCGAGGACGAGGCCCGCCGGGCCCTGGCCGAGATGGAACTGGATCCGAAGGTCTGGGGCGTGGTGCCCCGCGATGGCGGGTGGGCGCTGGAACCCCACGCGCAGACGCTCGCGCGCCAGGCCGCGGGCCGGGAGCAGACGGCGCGCGACGCGCGGGCGCGCGCCGCGGCCGGCGAGAAATACTTCTGGGTCGTCTTCGCCGCGCGGCAGTCGGCGAGCGATGCCGAGAACGTGGAACTCTCGCACAACGGCGACCGCATCACGGTGCGGCGCGAGACCGAGGTGCCCCTGCCCCAGCGGTTCCTGAACGTGGCCGACGCGGCGGTGCAGCGCGTCTTCGAGCCGATCAGGCGCGGGAGCATCCCCTACCGCGATGCCGGGGTGATCCGGCGGCGGCCCTACCGCATCGTGCGCGAGGCGAGGCAGAAGGACTTTGTGGAGTACATGGAGTCCGGCAACAACGTGACGCGGCAGGCGATCCTCGCCAGCGCGGGGCGCGCGTCCGACGATGCCGGGGTCTAGCGGACTCCGGGAATGACGGGCCGCCGGCGGGCGGCATGGAGTGGCGCGGAAGATGACGGCAGCCGACATCATCGCACGGGCCAAGTGGCTCGCGCGCGAGCACGCGGCGGAACTCGACCCGGTTCCGGCGGCGGACTGGCTGCTGTGCCTGGCCGACGCCTGGCGGCGCCTCTGGGGCCTGCATCCCGAGGCGTTCCACGCGGCGGACGTCCGCGCGGGGAGCATGCCGGCGGTCCCGGCGTCAACCTCCGCCACCGTGACGCTGGCCGACGGCTGGGAGCCGGTGCTGGCGGCGGGCGCGGCGCTGGCGGCGGTGCGGGCCCTGCGCCCCGCCGACGAGGCGCAGGCGGCGCTGCTGGGGCAGACGGTGAAGCAGCTTGAGGCGGCCTTTGCGGCCGGACTGGGGGCGCCATGAGCGTCGCGGCGATCGCGCATGTCTCCGACCTGCTCCCGGAACTGGCCACCGACCTGCCGGGATGCGCCGGGGCCGACAAGCTCGCCGAACTCGAACGAGCGGCGCGCGAACTGTGCGACCGTTCGCGGTGCTGGCGCGCGCGCGTGACCGTCGAGGCGGAGGCGGATGCCGTGTGCGCGGCCATCGACGCGGCGGTCTTCGGGGCGCGGGTGATCGACTTCGACCGACTGCTCGTGGACGGCGCGCAGGCGTGGCCGTGGATGCTGAACGACAAGCCGCGCCTGGCGCTCGACGCGGCCGGGGCGCAGTACGTGACGTTCGAGGCGGCGCCGGTGGCGGGCGCGGCCTACGACGTGACGCTGGACCTGACGCTCAAGCCGGGGCCGCTGGCGCTGGCGCCGGCGTGGCTCCTCACCGAGTACGGCGACGCGGTGGCGGCGCGGGCGCTCTCGCGCCTCAAGCGGCACGCGCGCAAACCCTACACCGACTACGACGGCGCGGAGGCGGCCGATCGGGAATGGCGGCGCGGTGTCGCGCGCGCGGCGCAGGACGGAGCGGCGCGCCTGGCGGACATCGACGCGACAGGCGTGGTGCCCGCGGCGACGGAATGGACGGTGGGCGCGGGGACGGCGCTGCGCACCTTCGCGGGCGACAACCCGACCTACGCGGATCTGGTCAAGGCGGTGCGCACGCTCCTGGAGGATCTCCAAACGCGGGGGGTGATATGAGGGCAGTCGGCAGTTGGTGGTTGGCAGTCTGCAGTGCGCTGCTGGCGCTGGCGGCGCCGGCGGCGGAGCTCGGTTCGCTCTACCCCACCAACCAGGTGGCGGTGCCGGCGGACGTGGGCAACGCGGTCGCGGTGGTGCAATCCGCGCTGCTGTCGAGCAACGCCTCGACCCGCGCCATTGCACTGATCGCGATCACCAACTTGCAGGCGGCGGT